CCTCTTCCGATTTCTCGGAGATTTATCTTTTTTTTGATTATGACTTCCACAACAGGAATTATACGTTGGAGGAGCTTAACGTGAGGATTACGTCCATGTTGTCTGTTTTTGACAATGAGACGGAAAATGGGAAACTTTATATCAACTATCCCATGGTGGAATCTATCCGTTATACCAAGTTGCTGCCTGACAGCCAGTATTGGAGTTATACGGTATCCCGTGATTCTTGTGCATCTTTCAAAAAAATATCGGATTCTTTTTCGGATTACCAGAGCCTTGACTTTATCTGCCTTCCATCGAGGCGTGAACCGACAGAAAGCGAACTTCTGAGATGCAGGAATAACTGGAGTCTTTTGAAGGTCCAGAATGTTTGCAAAGCTAATTATATATGTTCCGGCCAAAATTGCCTGCCGGATACGAAGGAAAGTATTTCACAGAGGTCTATTTTTGAAAATCAAGTCAAAAAATTTGTGAATAGTGGAAAAGGTTGCCATGTGGGCATCCTCAATGCTTTTCCTCTTTTCTTATATGAATATTTTCCTTCTTGATTCTTTCTGTCGGCGTATGCTTTCCGTTACATCAGATACGAGGTATGATATATTTGTTTTTTTTCGACATGTGGAAAGAAATTTCCGGGGGGGTTATGAGGTATCAAAAATAATACCTATATTTGCAGTGTGATAGAAATAATATAAAACATGCCGGAAATATTCAGAGCCTTTGGCTTTACTTTTCTGTTTTTCAGCCACGACCACGAACCTATACATGTTCATGTGATTGGAAAAGGTGGCGATGCAAAGTATGTGTGGAACGGAACAGAATTTGCGTTTTATGAACAGCATAACATAAAAGCAAACGATTTGAAAAAGATAAAAATGATGATAGACGAAAACAGTGACCTTATCATAAGGCATTGGAATAGATATTTCGGAAAGGAGGAGAACAATGAAGATTAAGAAAATTTGGTTTGACGGGGACTATATCTATGGAATGGACGAGAGAAACAATACCTATCGCCAGTCTCTATTATGGTACTCTAAATTGAGGAATGCAAGTGCGGAAGAACGCGAGAGGTATACATTCAGCACAATAGGCATCCATTGGCGTGAGCTTGACGAGGATGTCAGTTTTGAGAGTTTCGGGTACGAAGATGCAGAGCCGAGCAAATTGCAACGTTTCTTCCTTACCCATAAGGAGATAAATGTGTCTGAATTTGCAAGGCTGATAGGCATAAACGCGGCCCTGCTCCGTAATTATATCAACGGTTTCAAAAAACCATCAAAAGAGCGTGAGGGACAGATATTGGAACAAATACACAAGATAGGAGCTGAATTTATGGAAGTGGTGTTTTAATTTCGAGACCTTTGACAGCGTAGAGAGTTTGATGGAGGAGTTGCAGAAATGAAAAAGGAGCTGCACCCAACTATTATTTAAATTTCATGAGTTTATGTGCCTTACAGCAATGTTTATTTTTCTTTTGGATTATATTACGGATTGGACAGTATTGGAATGGATGTTGGTTGTTTTTTTTGCGTTATTTTGCATTTTTGGAATAATTCTCAATGAGAAAGAAGAAAAGAATAAAAAGTCAAGAAAAGAAGACTACAAGAAAAGGATCGTAAAAGAGCAAGAATATATCAAGAACGAGTATGAAAAAAAGAAATACCTTTTAATAAAAAAATATGGAGAACCAGACAAGGATGTTATTATTAAGTACAGAGGTTTGCAATCAGATATTATGTCTTTCAGCAACTTCAACAGGATATGGATATTAGGCCATGATTATTCAATGGATGATATAATCGGATGTAGCTTACATGACGAACAAAGCATTCAACAAGGAACTGTTTCATTTGAGACTAAGGTCAAAACAGGAAACATGGTAAAACGCGCAGTTGTCGGCGGCCTTCTGTTCGGCGGTGCCGGTGCCGTTATTGGCGGTGTTACGGCAAAGAAAGCATCCATAAGCAAACAAGATGATGACAAGGTTGTGCATAACTATACAGTGTTTATTAATGTAAACAGCATGTCTAATCCTGTCATATCCGTAAATGTAGGCAAGGATGTTCATAAGGCGAATGAAATTGTCAGCCTTATAAATGTAATTATCTATAATAGGGACAACAAAAGTTAAGAATACTGTTGTGAATAGTGGAATATGAATATTGTCCTTCTTAACTCGTTTTTTAGCGGTGTATGCTTTCTGTTACAGTAGAAGAAGGGGAATGCCCCGGGGCTTATTGCCCGGGGCTCTGTCTGTTTTGCTTACGCTTGTGCTTCTGGTAGAGTTCGCAGTTGCGACATGAGAGGGGGAGGTAATAATGCACCGTCCTGTCTTCTTCCTGCACTTCGTCTTTTTTCATTTGCTGTAGGTCGGCGTACTTGGCAAGTATCTCCACACGCTTAGGGTCTGTCTTAGGCAGGGTGAATGCGGTCTTGAGCATTTGTTGGAGCACATCTTCCTTGGTGAGCAAGCGGGTCTCTTCAGGGGGTTCTCCCTCGCTTGCAGTTTCTGTCTCGGTTCCTCTCTTTACGGCTGCGGAACGTAGTTTTAAATATTTGGCAAACGCCGTATCGGTAACGGTCTTCATCAACTGGTCATTGTTGTACTGGTCAGAAAGGACGGGTTTGAGCTGCCCGGTGACGATATAGGCATCGGTTTCTTTCCACCCCAGTGCCATGAGGTCGGCCATGGCTTTTTCAACTATGGATATTTTCGCCTTTTTGGCCTCGGTATTGAGCTTACGTGAGTATTCTATCATGACGGTTTTATGTTTTGTTTTCCGGAAGTTGAAGAATTGTTTTTCGCGGAAGCCAGTAACGTGGCTTTTTTCTTGGCTATCTCGTCAGCCAAAGCGGCTTCACGATTCTCCTTGTTTTCTTTGAGTATACGGTCATACTCGGCATTGGTGGTATAGATGGTTTCGAGTTTTTCGGCAGCAGTCTGCACGGACATGAAACCATTTTGTACGGCCGATGCGAGGTCGGCCACGACGGCTGAATTATTGATATGGACGTAGGGCTCGATGTAATAGCGCATGTTGAGGTTCCCGAATGCGATGGTGTTTTCCGTTTCCACACCATAACCATATGCAAAAAGCTCTACCATGTCCCTCAAAACATCCTGATATTCCGCAGCATCAATCATCGCCTTTTCGTAGGCCGGGGAATATAATATCTTCAATGCGGCTGCGGGCAAATCCCCGGATTTGAGTTCAGGGGGGATGACTGAAAATGATTGTTCGTATATCATCTTGTAAAGTGTGTCTATCTGCTTCATATAGGATTCAGATGCACTTTGAGAAGAAAGATATGATGCCTTGTCATCGGTCCCCATAGAAAGGGTCTTGATGGTTCCGTTAAGGTCGTGCTGAATGTCCACGCTGTCCCCCTCACTTTGCAAGATAAGTATAGGTTCGCCAAACGCCTGGTTGTTGTGGGCCATCTGAGAAAATGACATCTCATATCCGTCGATGCTGCCTTGAGAGTGAGACCAGCATGCCCCCTCTTCATCCCTCTTGTATGCCACAGGTACACGTTGGAATCCATGCGGTTTTTTCTCACCGACTTGTACATACCCGTCAAGTCCGAATATTCCGATGACCACGTCGTAAACGGTACGCCCCTTCCCCACTCCTTTTTTATAACGGTACATGTATTTCTTGTCCCAAACTTCAAGCCATTCAGCCGTGGTGTTTCCCTCGTCGTCATAGTCGTAGTAGGAACGTGCGAAAAGCGTCAGTTCCCCCGTTATGGAATCATAGTGCGGATAGAGCGTATCCCCGTTCATGTAAGAAAGTGACTTGCATCCCAATACCCTATTGGAAAGATAAAAGACCAAAGCCCCGTCGCCAGTCTTCTTTACGGAAGAGGCCAGTTTGTAAAATTCCACCTCCATGTCTTTTTTAAGCCAGCCTTCGCGGAAAGAGAGGAACTTCTCCTGTTCTTCGTCCGTCAGACGTGCCGCACCCAGTTCAAACTGTATGTCATTCCCGCAGAGATGCACAAGTTGTTTAATCGTAATAATCTGCTGAAAGGCAAAAGCATATCGTGGAACGAGTTCCTTGTATATACGCCTTATCTTTTTCCCCGTATCGTCTCCGTTCTCGTCGTACACGGTTTCTTCTTCCTCGCGATAAATGTCGGGATAAAAAGCCGGGTCGTTAATGGCATGCCCTGTGGGATAGTACTCACGAATGAAGTCTGCCTGCGTGACGATTTCAAATTCCATATTGTCTGCCGGCATAAGGGGTTCTTCAATGGAAGAAAACCTCCCGTGCGATATGTATCCGGACGGACGTATGCGTTTCCACGGACGTTTTGCCTTGATTTCTCTTTTCTTCATATTATCTGTAATTTAATGGGTTCACATATCTCAAAAGTCCTTTCGGGCGATGCCTTCCCGGCTTTTTTATCTCGAATATCATCCGCATGAAAAGGGACTCCATATAGTCGGGAGAATGTCCAACGAACTTTTTCATATCCTGCTTTTTTATGAGACAGAATCCTTTATCGGATGTTTCCTCACTGGCCCGGATACATTTTCTCTCCTTCATAAGAATTTGTTTAAGTTCCCATTTCTCAAACCCCTTTCCGGAGTATTTGCGTTTGAGCAACCTAGGATTGATGGACATTTCCCCGTCAATAAGCTTATGGGCAAAAAGGTAGGCACACTGCGACTTCACGTTGTCGTAGACATAGCGGTATTTGTCCTCCACGGCCTCCCGGTTGTTGAACGGCACGGCCCGCCGGAAGAATCCCTTGAAAGTCTGTCCCAACCCGTTAAGGTCATAGGTGAAGTTTTCCTCCAACACCCCCCACTCTTCGAGTTTGGCTTTCACGGACGAAAGGGAACCTTTGCTATCGTGACGGCAAACGAAAACATCTTGTATATGCCATCCACACCAAAGCCATAGCACGAGGCTGTCTCCTCCCTCGAAGGCCACGTCGCATGAAGCATAACGTTTCCCTCCAGTAAGTTCCGGCATGGAGAAAAACTGCTCCATGTCGTGCATCTTGATGATGTCGTCACCCACGTTCTTGAAATTCCAGTTGCCTTCCAAGTCGCGGGCACGCTGCTCTTCGTCCTGCTGTGCAAGGTTGGCCACATAATTGGGGTCGGATTCGGTAAGTTTCTTGTTATCTTCCAACCTTGCACGTGTAAAAGTGACGGATTTGGTAAACATGCGTGCGCGGTCGTACCCCATTTCCTCATATCCTCCGGCTTCATACAAGGGGTCTATGATAGACTTGCACTTTTCATACACTTCTTCCGGCGTGTCTCCCCAATAGATAGTCTCTACCGTATTGCCATCCATAAAACAATAGCGTATGACCCCGTCGCGTTCCGGTATGGGAAGTCCATCCTCCCCAATCCACCAGTCTATGAATTTCCGTACCCAACTATCAGGGTCAGGGTTGCACGTCCCCCAAAAACGATTCCGCAATCCAAACGCATTACGGTTGTTGGTAATAAGGTATTTAAACTTTTCATAACTTACATGCGTAATCTCGTCAATGCCTATATAGTTATACTGGCGGCCCTGAAACCGTACCTTGAAATCATCGAATCCTCCGGAAAAATAAGAAAACTGTAAATTCCCTCCCTTATTGAAGTTCCATGTCATGTCATTGATGGAACGGTTATAATTACCATGCTGTGAATAAAGCATATAAGAAGTTTTTACCAAATCCCGAAGGTCGTCTTTCTCATTTCTTAGAAGAAGTGCGCAGAAACGGGGATTATACACGTCTTTCAGGGCTTCCATAAGGAGGGTGAAAGACTTTGCCCCTCCCCGGTTCCCGCCAGTGATGAGTATGTCTACGTCTTTGGCAAGATTCTGCTCCTGCGCACCGGGCTGCGCCACGATGCAAAGAGGGTTGTTTTTCCCTTTGTCCCTTTTCCGCAGTCCTTCCACATATTCGTAAGCGAATATCTTTTCTCCTTCTACCGTATAAAATCCTTCTTCGTACATAATCAAAAAAAGGCCTGCAGAACATACATGTGCATGTCCTTGCAGGCCTTGTCGGCTCTTTTCTTATTATGGCTTGTGCAAATATAGTAAAAATCATATTATTTTATACTCTTTCATATAAAAATATGATGATTTATTTTGTATATTCCATTTTCATTCTTATATTTGTGGCATATTCGGAAGATGAATGTTGAAGATACGAAGCAGAGTGAGTATCCGTCAGGATGAAATGGCGCACCAAATGGCCACCTGCCCGCTCTGCGGACAGAAATTAGGAGATGTGACCTACTTGAAAGGCGTATTGATATTACGTGTCAAGTGCCGAAGGTGCAAAAAGTATGTCGATATCGAGGTAACAGGAACAGGAGAATAAAAATATAATAACCGATAAAGGCCAAAGAGCCGTATGGATGCAAAAAGCGTCTGTACGGCTCTTTTTTTTGTTTGATACTTAAAAGACGAAAAGAATGGAAAAAGAACAAATCTTATCCGAGATGGTTGCGAAGCTTGGAAAAACCAGTTTGTCGCAGCGTACAATTTCAGGCTACGTGGAAGGTAACCTGCCGACTGATGGCGTTGAGCCAGACGATGCGTATTGGCAGAAACATGTGGGGTTTCTGAAAAGCCTTGACGGGAATTTCAGCCATGACGTAGCGCATGCCGTAGATGAGTTCAAAAAGAGCTACAAGGCAGACGGGACGGACAGTGGTGACAGAGGCACTAAAGGTGGCTCTAATGATGATTCCGGAAATGCGGGAAGCCATGAAGATGCCTTACTGAAACGCCTTGAAGCCATGGAAGAACGGCTCAAGGAATCGGAAAACCAGGCAAAGAAGGAGCGTATGCGCAAGGAAGTGTCGGACAAGGCCGAAAGCCTGAAGGTAAGCAACAAGGCTTTGTGGAAAGATGCCGTAATGATGGTTGAACTGAACGACGACACGGATGCCGGGAAGTTATTGGAAGAGACCAAAAAGGTCTATGAAAGGAAACTCAAATCGTACATCGGTGAAGGGGCGACACCTTACGGCGGAACACAGAGACAAGTTGGCGTACATCAGGACACGGAAGAAGCCAAAGCCAAACGCGAAGCTTTCAAAGCCCGCATGGAAGGCATGGGCCGTCTTCCGAAAAGAGAGCATTAAAACAGGATAACAAACTAAAAAAGGTAAGAAGATGAGGTTTCAGGAAGGAACATTCAACACCATCGGCCAAAGACAGGCACAGTTTGGCGGGAATTTCCCTGTATGGGCTCGTGTGCGCGAACTATACAAGGGAGGCGGCAAGATAGACGCTTCGCAGTTTGCCCCCGGCACTGTTATCGGTGCCGGTACGATGGTGAAATTCAACGGGTCCGGCCAAGAAGTCGAGATTATCACCGCCAACGGTGTAGAAGGCGTGAAGGAAGTGGACAAAGTTACCGTAACGAGCGGTTGTACTACAAATGGCAACGTCGGCATCAAGCTTAACAACGCCTCGGTGGTGAACATTGCTGTCACAACCGCAGAAAACACCCCCGAATCCGTGGCCGCAAAAATCGCAGCCGGTTCGTTCAGCGGTTGGACAGCCAAACAGGACGGTGCAAGCGTGATTTTCACCAAGTCGGCTTCAGGACCATGCGCTGCCCCAGTCGTGGAAGTCAATTCCACAGGCGTGAAAGCCACGGCAGAAGTCGTAACGGCCGGTGCGGCAGCCAACGGTTCATTGGATGACGTGAACGGGCTGATATTCGAGGACGTATGTATTCCGGAAGGTTGCATACTGGCCACTTGCGCCGTAGTAAGAGCCGGACGTATTTATGCGGACCGGGTGAACGGAGGCGGTATTCCGAAAGCTGTAGAGAAACAGCTTCCAATGATTGAATTTGTCCGTGAAGATTAAAAAAGGAGGCAGATTATGTACACAAGAGGAAAAGAATTTTATGACATTGTGGCCAAAGGCTTGGCCTCCATGGGGTATGTAGACAAAAATGGCGTGAGTGCACTGACCTATTTTATCCAAGACATGTTCGCGGACAAGTACAATGCGGAATCGACTTTCGCGCAGATGGGCTTCCCATTGAACCCCAACCTGCCTATCCGCCCGACTTACGAGCAGATAGAAGCCACCATCCGCCCGTATACCATGGGTACCTACGTGGACATCGACAGCGACGGCAACACAAAATCGACAGATGGGCTGAGCCTGAAAATGGGCGGTATCCCGACATTCAAGCATGAAGTTGTACTGAGCCGCAAGATATTGCGCGAGAAGATGATGCTCATGGACAGCATCGGAGGCAGCACTCCGGAGATTGAAAACACCATCATGGACTTGCTGTTCAACGGTTTGGACGATTTGTTGGGCGGCAACTACAACACTTTCCGTTACCAACGCCACCAAATCGTGTCGAACTTCGGCAAGTTGGTGATAGACGCAAAGAACAACCCCGGCGGCATCCCGTTGGAGATAGATTTCGGTGTTCCGGCAAAGAACAAAAAGGTATTGAAATGGTACACGAAGAACGGCAGCGGAGAAGTTTCACAAGACTCAAAGGTGACGAGCGGAGAAGTCGACCCGATAAAGGAAATGCGCAACATCCGTTTGGACAGCCGCAGAAAAGACTTCGCTCCGGAAGGTCATTGGGAGTGCTCGCTTACCACGTATGAGGACCTTATCGCATTGCCCTATTTCCGTAAGATGTATGTGATGTACGTGCGGCCGGACATCACGGACGCGGACAATATCACGGCATTCGGTGCTTTGGTAGATGACGACACCATCAAGACATTTATCGAATCACGTATCGGAGCGAGAATTGAAGTGGTGGACAGTATTTCCTCGGTGGAGAAATTCAACAAGGAGAAACAGGCCATGGAATATACGTACATGGACAGCTTCAACGAGGGCGTGCTTGTTTACGTGCCGGACGGTGCCATAGGAGACGTGCAATGCGGCAAGCCGATTTACATGGAAACACCGGGTGCCCGTGTGGCATTGTATGACGGAGGACGTACTTTAATCCGTCAGGTTTTCGAGGACGAGACCATGACGCAGGTCATCAAGAGCGAAGTGACCGGACTGGCAGTGCCCAACAAGGTACGTTGGATGTATTATCTCACCATCAAAGGGTAAGGCATGACGAGAGAAACGTCCCATACGGAAACCCAACGCACCGTGGAAGAATACCTTCGCGGTTGCGTAGGGTTTGACATAGAGGACAATGCCATCGCCACTATCCTTGAAGACCGTGGAATCGCCCCGGGAACCCCGTCAAAGGAGTTGACACGAAAGCAAAAGGAACTTTGCAAGGCAGACCTGTATATGTGGTGTGCCAGCACGCCGAGCATAAAAGGAAGCGTGGAAGAGGCTCACGGGACTTGGAAACACAAGGAGGGTTCGACAGAAAGCAGTGCTTACGACAAACGCAACCTGCGTATCATGGCAAACGAAATCTATAAGAAATATGGGGAGAACGTGGCGGGTTCCACGATAAAGTTGCACGCAAGAGGAATGAGGTTATGGCCAAGAAGGTAGAAAATCCGGAATTTCCACACCTATGTGTAATCTATAAGGTAGAAGGAGAGACTTCGTTTTCGGACGGAGAAAAGGAAACCGTATATGCAGGTAAATGCTTGAAATACGGAAACAGTTCCCTCCGCAGCTTTAAATCAAACGGAGTTTACAAAGGCGATTATGGTCTTGACATTCCCGGACTGATAGATGTATCGGAAGGTGACTTGCTGGACTATACCGCCTTCGGGAGAGACCACAGGGAAGGAATACTTGTGACAGGCGTGGAGCATTGCGGATGGGGGACTACGGTATATTTCAACCTTTCTAAAAACTAAGGATATGAGTACGGATGTAAAGACAATGAACCGAAAAGTGTTTAAGGCCGGTATGAAAAAATCCCACCGGATTATCCATACGCACGTTCAGGACATCCTTTCTTCCGCTTGTGAGCGTTTGCTTGCGGATGCAGTACAATCCAAGGAGTTCCAGGGTTTCACCGGAAATACTCAGACTTCATACGCCTGTGGGATATACATGGACGGTAAGTTGGCCTATTGCAGTTTCCAGGAATCATGGAACCGACCTCCCGTAAGACTTAAAGTGGAGAAAGGAAAGTATGTGTATCTGTCTCATCCTTACGAGGGGCATGCCAGAGGCGTGAGAGGAAAGACGGATGTGGACAGCCTTTATGGCTCGGACACTTCGTTGAACTTTCTAAAAAGCTATACAAATGTCCCGAAAAAAGGTTTCTCAATAGTGATGTGTACGGGTACGGAATATTCGGAATATATCGAATCGTCACGTAACCTGAACGTGCTCACGGAAACATGGCAACGTGCAAGACAGATACTGCTGCAAAACCTAAAACCCATACCGCAATGAGCCACGTGACGAAATATTACATTTCCGAAGTCTTGGAAGAGGTATGCCAAAGGTTGGGCGGTATTTCGGAGCATGTGTTTCCTGAACATCGTCCTGCGGCCGCAGGGAAACAGATGGATGATTTCATCGTGGTTTCCCTCCCTGTATCCATTGAAGACCAAAACGCCTACCAGAAAACCACCCTGCGCATAGAAATAGCAGTAAGGAACAGAAGCCAAGGCGTAGCACATACAAAGAAACTTCAAGAGATGCTGGACGGAGTGACCGGAGAGTTCCCTATTGTGACCGAAAGGTTCTCGGCAGTCCGGCCTTTACTTGTCTTAAAAGGCGATGACGGATTAGGCTTCACGATATGGAACATACAAGCAAAACTTATCGTAAACACCACGGATTCTTATGAGCAAGAAAATTAACAGGATAACACCATTAAATGAAATTAGCAATATGGCAGGATTGACAGTAACAACAGCGTTGACAGACTTAAAAGTATTGTTCAACGACTTAAAAGAAGTGTATTTTAAAGCCGGTGAAATCAAGACCTCGGATTTGGGTTCCGAAGCCCTCACCATGGACATGGAGCTTCCGGCATTGGATGATGGGGTGACGTTCGATACCGGTTCGGCCGACGTGACACGCGTAAGAATCACGACCAAAGCAGTATGGACCTCCAAGGCTTCAAAAGGAGACCCGGACATTACGTTCCAAGTGGCGAGCGTGGCGGGGGTGGTTAACGACCTTCTTATGGAAAACAAGAAGACCATTGCAAGTGCCACCAATATCATCAATGGAAAGACCTATAAAGGTGCGGCCTACAGTCTTTCTCCGAAGAAGGTTACCGGAGCCCTCCTGATGCAAAGCGAGGACCGGCAGACCATCATCATCCTTCCCAATGTGGAGATGTATGCCAACTTCGTAGCGGCAGACGGGGACAATCCCGCTTATTTCAACGTGGCCGTGACCCCGTTGGAAAACAGCGAAGGTGCCGACATCTTTATTTTGAGTGAAACGGTTGGCGCATAACCTTCATAGGGAGGGAGAGGATTACGGGCGGTGGCAATATGAGCCGCTGCCCTTTTTTGTTAAACTTATCATTACTTGACCAGATGAAAAAGAAAAAGGCGGTAAATCCCCCTACGGAAAAAGAGGAAGCACTTTTGGATTCCATCGTTGAAAACAGCAAAGACACGGTTGAAATACGCGGAAGAAAATGGCATGTGGAATGGATGAGGAACGGCACGAAGCGTAAAGTAACCCACATCATGCTCACGGAAAAAGAAGACGACAAGGTGAACAGCAAATGTGCCGCCGCCATCGTATTGAACGGTTATTGGAAGATTCTGTTCTTTTACTGGTTCTTGTGGCGTTGGTTCTTCTACGTAATGCAATACAGTGACGAAGAACTTCTCCCACTTATAGAAACAGGTAAAAAAAAAGTACGTGTGGAGGGATATTGCGCCTGTACAATATTACTGACCGAGATGAAGGATACCGTAAAGTCGATGACGAGGGAGGAAGTAAATCGTATCCGTCAAGAGAGTTTTATGGCTCTGCGTGGTCGGCAGGAGAAAAACATCCCTTCCTGACACAGCCCCTCAACCTGTTTTTCGGAATATGGGTTGTCCCTATGTGGGGATACTATTGGGTCCATACGGCTGCCCAAATCGAACTCGGACTGATAGACTGCCCCATCATAGTTTATGAAAGGGGAAAGAAACGGAAAGGTGGAAAAGGAGAGGGACCGGAATTTGAAAAGGCGGATGCCTTGGATGTGGTTAATAAGGCTGACGAATGGCAAAAGAAATATGGGAATGCCCCCAAAGGAAAAGGTGTAAGAATCAGCCTTGAAGGACTAAAAATGTTGAAAAAGGATAACGGAGGAAAATAGAATGGCGGATTTGGGTCAATTATGGTTTTCATTGGGTATAAAAGACAATACCCAGGCAGGTATAGAAGAAGCTATGAAGCGCTTCGACAAGCTAAATGCCAAACTTAAACTGGGTATAGACAAGAATGTTTTCAGGAATGCCATCACGTCGTACCTGAAGGGACAGGAATTCAAAGCCCGCATCACCCCTACCCTTCCCAAGAATACCGGTAAACTTTCCATGGAGGTGAACAAACAGACTTTGAGGGGAAGTATCAATGAAGCCTTGAAAGGCAAGGAGTTCGAGGCAAGGGTGAAAATGGTAGTTGAAAAGGCAAGCGTGCAGGATGCCATCCGGCAAGCCTTCTCAAAAGCCGGACTGAATTACAACACCACGGCCAGCGACGTGCGGTCACAAAGAATCTTGGAAATACAAGCACGCATGGCCCAACGTGCGGCCCTATCTCAAATACAGCTTGCCGCGGCACATTCCCGTGCCCAACGTGCGGCCGACTTGCAGGCCGCTTCGAGCGAACGCCTGAACCGTAGTATGAAGAGCGGAACTAACATTTCATCCCAACTAAGAAACCAGATAGCCAACCTGTACTCATTGTACACCATTGAACGTTTTGCCACCCAAATCGTAGAAATCGGCGGTGAGTTTCAAAAACAACGCATAGCCCTGAAATCTATCCTTGGTGATGCCGGAAGAGCGGAAACGATATTCGGAAAGATTCGGGACCTTGCGGTAGAAAGCCCCTATACTTTCAAAGACCTGACCGGCTACACCAAGCAGCTTGCTGCGTTCTCCATTCCTTACGAAGAACTTTATGACACGACCAAGAGACTGGCTGACATATCTTCGGGACTTGGTGTTGACATGGGACGCCTTATCCTGGCCTACGGACAGGTACGCAGTGCAGCATTCCTCCGTGGACAGGAAGTAAGGCAATTTACGGAAGCCGGCATCCCTTTGTTGGATGAGCTGGCTAAGAAGTTCAGCATGTTGGAAGGACGAGTTGTAAGCGTGGGAGAAGTGTTCGACAAAATAAGCCGTAGAGAGGTCCCCTTCCAGATGGTAAAAGACGTGCTTTGGGATTTGACCAACGAGGGAGGAAAGTTCTATAATATGCAAGCCGTCCTGACAGAGAGCCTTTCCGGAAAACTGGACAAACTCAAAGACAGCTATGAAATCATGCTTGCCGACATCGCCCAAGCCAATAACGGAATCATCGGAGGAAGCCTTGACTTGCTTTCCGAACTTACCGGACACTGGAAGGAAGTTGCTGAAGCCATCGGATCCCTTATCATAGCTTATGGGTCTTATAAGGCTGCCATAATAGCCGTAACTACTTACCAAAAGCTGGATATAGCCTTGTTGCGGCAGGCGGCAGTGGAGAAACGACTTGCGGCAGCAGCGAGCATATCCCTTTCAAACGCGGAAGCCGTGTCCGCCGCAAGAACCAAATTGCTGACATTAGCAAAAAAGAGGTTGATAGGCGTACTGAAATCATTATGGTCAGTGACCGCTGCAAATCCATATTTTTGGGTAGCAGCAGGCGTAACCACATTAGTATACGCTGTGTACAAACTGATTACCGCCGCGAGCGCGGCTGAAGCAGCCAATGAGGCATTCAACCGTTCTATGGAACGCATAGGCCAGACCATTGACGATCAGAAGAATAAAATCAACGAACTCTTGAATGTCATCCGAAGTGCAGATTCTTCTTCCCTTCAGAAACAAATGGCCTTTGATGAGCTTTCTGTTGTATCTCCTGCCCTTACACAAACATACGATTCTTTAAGAAAGTTAGAAGAGGCCGATCTAACAAATGTGAACCAACAAGTCAGTGAACTGGCCGATACCAACCGTATAAGTTTGTTGAAACAACAAGCGGAAGAGTTAAAAGAATATATGTCCATATTAAAAGACACCCAAAAACTCAACCCTGTATCGGCAAGATATGCCATATCCGGTCTTGAAAACCTTGGGATTCAGGGGGAATTCGGTTGGAACAATACTGATTGGACAGAAGCCATACAGGAACAGTTGAACCGCATTGCATCTGAGCTATGGAAGATAGAAGATGCGAAAAGACGCATTTCCGTGCCCACGGAAATGGATGTGAGGCTTTCAGAATCCAGTTACCGGAACGCAAAGGAAAAATTTGACTATCTGAGTGACTTTGCCACCGCGATGAAGAAGGAGGTGGAGGGCACGATGGCACTCCACGTGGACGGCACGCACGCGGAACGTGACACGGACAGCATCATCGCCGAACTAGAAGGAAAACTGAAGACGATGGAGGGCATTCCCCTTTCTATGGAACAGCAGAAAGTGAAGGACGGCCTGCAAGAGACGTTGGGGTACATGAAACGGTGGAAGGAAATGGGCATAACGGGCGGTACGTTCACCATCCCACTATTTTTCGACTTGAAACTTAGTGATTTGGAGAGCGAGACGGAAAATGCCAAGAAGAAGTTCAATTACATTACCGGGCAGTGGGAGGAAGCGAACAAGGAATTCGGAACCTTTGCAGAAAACCGCATGAAAGCTATAAAAAAATGGAAGGATGCGGAAAAGAAATACAATGAGGCCAAAAGCGCAAAAGACATCACGGACAAAGACGGTTCTATCATCAAAGGCTATACCGAACAGCAAGAACGTCTCAAAGAACTAAAGAATAAGGTGGAATCGGCCAAAAAGGAGGCGGAATCTTTCGGCGCAGACACGGGCAAACCAGCACAGCCGGACAAAGACCCTATGGCGGACTTGTGGAATGAACGTATCAGACTGATAGAAAAGGCCATTTCCTATTATAAGGAATGGTCAGAAATAGAAGGCAAGAAAAATGCTTCCGAACGTACCCAATCCAGTCCATTATTCTCCTCCGTAAAAAGCTATCTTGACCTCGGCATAGAAAGTCCTGAAAAAATCTGGGAACAAATACGGGAAGAACTCGGAAACAGCAAAGGTCAAAGGAAGCTTTTCGTAGACCTCGGATTCAAAATAGAAGATTTACGTCAAGGGGAAGAAAAAAAAGAACTGGACCGCAATCTGAAAGAAATTGAGAAATATATCTCTGAAAGTACAAAGAAATGGGATTTGTTCAAAGATTTATCCGATGCAACAGGTAACCGAAGCCTGGCCGGCCAAATCGTTTTCGGCGGTCTGATGGAATCAGAAAACCTTGGAGACGAACTGAAAAAGAAAATCGAAGAAAAACTCAGTGGCACAACCTTTTCTTTTGAAGACGTACTCGGCATGGACGAAAAAGGGCTGGAGGACAACGGACTGAAAACACTTAGCGGGCTTGTGTCCGCCTATCGTGAAAATTCGGAGAAGCTCAAAGAAGAACAGGTGAAAAACCTCAGCGAGCTTATCAAAAACCACAAGGACTATGCCGCAAAGATAGAGGAAATAGAAAGCAACCTACAAAAAGACTTGAAGGACATTGAAGGGCGAAGAGCAGAACTTGAAACAGGAGGTGTGGATGTTGAAAGCTTGATTTCGAGCCGTAAGAAAAAAGCAGAAGAAGACAAATCTTCCGTATTGTTGGAACAATTCAAAAAAGAATCCGATTGGGCGAATATCTTCGACGACTTAGGGCGCATGTCTACGAGGACGATAGACGACATGATCGAAAGAATCAATACGTTCTCCCGTTCACAAGAGTTGTCTGTGGAAGAGACAAAAGAGCTGATAGAAGCCATGCGCAAACTCAGGGAGGAGTCCTTGGAAAGAAACCCGTGGAAAGGCATCTCCAATGCGGCCAAAGAACTTGCAAAATGGAAGGAACTTCAACATTATCTTGGTAATGCTGAAGAACTTTCATTCTTTGACAAGGAATCAGGAAAAACCGTAAAATACACCCGTGCACAGATTGAAAACGGGATTGTCTCCTCACAAGAAGACATGGTGAAGTCTATAGACCATGTAATAGACGGATTAGAGGCCATGAATACAGCCGTATCCTCCGTTTCAGGCATGTTGGAATCTCTGGGAATGGAAGGCGCAAGTGATATTACCAATCTCATGGATAGCATTTTCAGCAGTTCAAACTCAATGGGCGGGAGCTTCCAATCCATAGGCAAACTGTTTGGGGTATCAGATGCCGGAATATTGAAAAACCTTGGGTTCGTAGGCATGGGTATCGGAGCCGTGACGGGAATTATCGGAGGAATTGCCAAACTTCATGACAAGAAACTTGACGAGGAAATACAGAAAAGTCAAAGACGCGTAGAGGAATTGCAAACCGCATACGACCAACTTGGGAAGGCCGTGGAGCGTTCTTTCGGTGCAGCCACAGATGCGGCAGAAAGAGCGTTGTCCTCGTATGAACAACTCGCCGAACAAGCCGAACGTGCCGGAAGCAAACTAAGCGCAGCCTATTCGATGCCATACGATGTGCTGAAAGACGGAGGACGCAGCATGATGAATGACCTTCTTCCGAAGAGTAAAATGGGAAAATTTATTTGGAACGGAGGAAAAGCACACGGCTTCGCGGCTTCACTGAACTTCACAGTGGGCATCGAGAGAGAGGCATACGAAGCCTTAAAAGCAGTGGGAGCCGGAGAAAAAGGTAGTGAAGACAATGTCTACATGGCCCAATATGCAAGCCTCGTAGGTCAACGTCTGGAATTACAGAAACAACTGAGTGCAGAGGAAGATAAAAAGGATTCAGATCCGGCCAAGATACACGACTACCAAGAGCAAATTGCTGAACTGAACGACCAGATTACTTATTTTGTACAAGACACGGTGGCCTCTCTTTACGAGCTTGATTTACAAGACTGGTCGAAACAGTTGAGCGATGCACTTGTAGATGCCTTCAGAAATGGAGAGGATGCAGTAGAAGCTTTCGAACAGACGGCGAGCGACCTCCTTTCAAGGGTAGCAAGCAACATCCTGCGCATAGGCATCCTTGAACCGGTGATGAAGAAGCTGCAAAAGGCGCTTTTCGGGGAAATGGACGAGAATGGGAATTATCAAGGTGGAATCATCAACCTGAATGATTTGAACGGAACGATGGATGAAGGGATGAAATATCTTTCAGACTGGTTCAATACAGAAGGGAAAAATATTGTGGAGGCCATGAACAACGCTTTCCAACTGCTAAACGAAAAGAGCGGTGGCCTTTTAAGCAAAACGGAAAGCGGAGGCAGCATGCGTTCAAGTATCCAAGGCGTGACGGAAGACACAGCCGACTTACTGGCTTCCTATATCAATGCCATGAGAGCCGATTTGAGCGCGCAGCGTTCTGTCATAGAGAAATATTGCGGAGAACAGTTCCCCGAAATGACCCATCTGGCAGAAGCACAGTTGCAGCAACTCCAGATTATCGTTAAAAATACGGGAGTGCACACAAGGATAGCATCAGAAATCAGAGACATGCTACGCAGTGCCAAACAAAGCAAGTCTTCTGGTTTCTGGATTCATTAAAAAATATCATCATGAACAAACTGAATGAAGAAATAATGTCCGTGGCAAAGGCCTGCGGTATTTGTGAAGAATGGTACAATATGATGAAGGACGCTGACAAGGACGGCCTGCTCGACATGTACAAACGAGGAATAGACTTCGTAATCAAGCATTCATTTCCTGAAAATTCATACCTCCTCTCCCATTCCACAGATGAAATTCGGCACAAACATCTGATATTCATTGACGAGACTGTACCGGAAGGAGGGGAAAACGGGACTTATGTATTCAATGGTACATGCCGAGGACAGATTTCATTCGACCGGTATTCTGCGTCTACACTACATATACGGGACAATAGCCAAGTCGTTATCTCGGCAAAAGGGCTTTCAAAAGTTTTTATAAACGTGTATGACCATTCACGTGTGGAAATCATACAGGAGGATGCTGCTAAAGTATTTGTTTACTTTCATGGAGAGACATGCCATATTTCTTCCCATGAAGAAAGCTGCGGAAATGTTTTCATCCGCAAGAAATAAATCATATAAAAATATGATTATTTAGAAAATAATGTTATATTTGCATTCGTAGAACAATAGTAAATCATTTGAAGGCCACAGAGCCTGCCCCATAGGATAAAACCTTTATGGGACAGGCTCTGTTTTTCTATTCAGACCATGAGTAAGGCTTACACCATATTGATTCAAAAAGAGAAAGAAGGCGCAGCGGTGAAGGACACGGTAAGGGACTGGAACATCGCCTGCACCGACATACCTTTTCTTCCGGAAAACGAGGCCAAAGAACTCCCGTCACGTGACTGGCCGGATGAGGACGGTGAAGATACGTACCGTCCTGAAACCATAAAGATGAAAGCATACGACCTGGATATCTCACTTTGTTACAAAGGAGACCTTGGAAGTGCCTATACCCAAATAGAAGAATTCATGGCATACCTTACCGGGAGGGACGGAGGAGGTACATTTTTCAAAATCTACAGTCCCCATACACTCATCGGAAGAGGCGGTTGTTACATGAAACAATTTGCCCCTGACGACTTCTGGAAGGGAAACGGAGAAGACGTGTTGGAGTTTAAAATCACCGTAAGGGTAACAGAACCTTGCGGTAACATTATTCTATCTGCATGAAATACGAAATATTAGACAAGACAGGTAAAAATAAACGTTGTACGGTAACGAGTTTGGAATACAACGGAGAGTTTATGGGTGAAAGCTATGTACTCTGCAAGGTGGAAAGCGAGGTGCCCATAGATTTTCAAACAGGAGACTATCTGGAATACCGAGGAGAAAAATATGAAATAAACTACGATCCCTCTGTCCTCAAAAAATGCCGTGCAAATTACAACAGAGACGCCTTTACATACGACAGCATCAAACTGAACAGCGCAAGCAACGACTTAGTAAAATGCCTTTTTCTGGACTATGTAAAAGAAGATAACCTTATACATTATTCTTCCCTGCCGAAATTCAGTTTTTTCGCCTCCAACGTGGAAGACCTCGCGGAACGTATACAGGCCAATTTGGACCGTTTATACAGCGGAGACAGAAAGTGGACAGTTAAGGTATCCCCCGGATGCGGAGGAAAGACGGATGTTTATGTTGCGGCAGAACAAATCAACGTGTGGACCGCACTGGGATATTCTTATTCAAAATTCAAGGTGCCTTTCATTATAAAAGGCCGCACCATAACTATCGGTGCTGCATCAGAAACTTTAAACAAGGTTTTCAAGTATGGCAAAAATAACGGACTTTACGAAATAGAGTCCGTAACAGAACAAGATGCGGACATCATCACCAGACTTAAAGTTTATGGAAGCACAAGGAACCTGCCCAACCGGTATTATAATAACCTACGAGAGGCATACGCCATAGTAGAAATCAGCAGAATAGAATATGAGCGTATCGACAACACCCATGCCAAATGCAAGATATTCAGCGACAATGCACCGGAAAAAATCGGTACCTGGAGCGAAGTTCGCATCAATGGAGAAGTGCATAAGGTGGCAAGCCGACAAGAATTCGATGACGATGTGCCCTCTCCTCAAGAGTGTACGTTCATTGAATTATCAAAAGGGAAATACGAACTCTTGTCTGTCCCGGTAACATACGAGGAACACCATAACGGTCTGAACTACGAAATCAAAATGCTTTGGCATGAAGCGACAATCGGTACGGAATGCGAAGTATACGTAGAAGGTATGCTCCGTTCAACTTTCGAGGTAAGAAACAGCAATAACCGCAGCCTATGTTATGACAAGGCATACGCCTACGTACGCGACATACTTTTAATCCCAGCAGAAGAGATACCTGATTTCAATAGTTTCATGTCTTCCGCGAGCTACACGAACCACGGTGACGGAAACCATGAATATGACTTGAAACTGTACCATGAGACGAGCGTGGAATATGAGCTCGTCGAATCTCCCTCTCCTACACGATTTGAAATCTTGTACGCATCGGAAACAAGCAAAATCGGAGAAAGTTTCCTCACCGGAAACCATAACGGTTCATTGCTACCCAATAATATGTATGCCCCCAATCTGATGCTTCCCGATTTTCCTTCTATCACACTCGACCCCTATATAGACAGCGACAACATTGAAAAGTACGGTATACGTGAAGGTTGCGTGTTTTTTGACGGAAGCAATGATGAACTGGAAGAGATATTTCCCTCCATAGAAGGCATGAAAGCGGAAGACCTACGGGATGCGGGTATAGATGTGTCGTTGGCAGAAGACGACAACGGGAATTTGGATGAATTGGCCGATGCCGAAAAAATACAAGACGACGGAGCCATTACGCCGGGAGATATTATCCCCACCTTCACTGTCACGCTGAAAGATGTGGGATTCAACCTCGCCCAAGAGATAGGCGATGATTCTTCCATTAGCATGAAAAGCGGATATTGCAGCGGACGTGAATTTAAAATCAGGAATTGTGTTCCCACAGAAAAAAACGGGGCAAAGTGTTACCTGCTAAGGTGTGAACGCGCGGAAGATGAATCCAATAAATTGTATTATCCTTATAAATTATACCCCCTGCAAGCCGGAGACAAATTTGTAATTTTAGGAATAGACTTGCCAGACGTATACGTAAAGGCTGCTTCACAGAGGTTATTACGGGAAGGAAAAGAATATCTTTCCGAAGTAGACCACATGAAACATACCTATTCCCCAAAAATAGACGAGATTGCGATGGCTCGCCAACACGACGAAGCCATACAATCCGGAGGTATAAGTCTTCACGACACCATCAAGGAGGGCATGCTGATAAGGATTTCCGATGAGGACCTTTTTAATGAAGAGTTACATATCACTATCGACACCCTCACCATAAAGGAAGGGGAAAGCCTGATACCAAGTTACGAAATCACCCTCAAAGAGACCAAGGAGGAAGGCACACTGGAGCGCATGCAAAACAAGATTGACGCTATTGCATCCGGAAACTCCGTAAATCATGCCGGCGGGACGATCGTCAACCTGCAAGGGAATTACCTGAAAAAAGATACGGAAGATGCCGCTACCGCCCTTATCAGCTTCTTGAAAGGCTTATTATACGGGAATTACAAACCAGGAGAAAGCGGAGGTGCACTGAAAGAAGACGGAAGTGCAGAGTTTGATAGTGCCACGATAAGAAAAGGACTGAATATCGGCGAGTTTTCAAGCATAAACCGTTTAGGAGACGCTGTTCTCAACTCCATTTCATTGCGCAACCTTTTTCAAATCGGGAATTTCTCATCCGGCGAATCGGGCGGCCAAATCTCGGACAATGGCGCGGCGGAGTTGGCCTCTTTGTTGCTGAGGGGCGCATTGGAGATTGGAAAGTATTCCGCAGGCAAGTCGGGCGCGAAGATTGGCGAGGACGGAGCTGCTGAGCTGCTGAGCGTGTTGGTGCGTGGACTGGTAACGGCAAAGGGCATACAGTCGCCGGGATTCTCGACAGGAGCATTGGGCACGGGGCTGTGCCTGAAAATGGACGAGAACGGGGATTCTTATATTGAGGTGGACCGCATGCTTGTGCGCAAGGTGGCAGAGTTCATCCAGCTTGTGATTCAGGAAATCAAGCACGTGGGCGGGCAAATCGTGCTTACCCCGGCCTCGATGAAGTGCATCCGCGTGGAAGACACTGGAGATTCCTACCGTTGCTATTTCGAGGCGACGGACGGGGAAAAGACGGTGGAGAACCAGTTTGTCTCCGGTGACCAGGCACGCGCCCAGACGTTCAACGTGAAGGAGGGCGTGAACGAGAACGTGAAGAACACTTATTATTGGCGTCTGGTGACGGGCGTGGGGGACAACTACATAGACCTCTCGAAGACGGACTGCGACGCGGGGAGCACGGTACCGGCCGCCGGTGACGAAATCGTCCAGTTGGGAAACCGGAACGACGTGGCCCGACAGGCAGCCATTATCCTTTCGGCTTATGGGAACGATGCCCCTTATTTCAAGATGTACCGGGGCATCAACTCTTACAAACTGGAAGGCAAGGAGTTTGTCAACCTCTCACGGAAGGATGTCATGATTATCTCCGACAATATAAAATTGTCCACCGGCGAGACGGTGAAGGAATACATCAACGGCGCGGTGGGAGACGTACAAAGCAAAGTGGATGAAGTGAGCGGAAAGGTGGAGGACGCGGTGGAGCGTCTGGCGGAGCAGCAGAATTACATCGCCGCCCTACAGAAGATCATCGAGGACTTGCAGGACCAGATTGACGGTGTAATAGAAAGCCACTATGGTAAAACCGACCCGACAACCTCCAACTACCCGGCGAACGAGTGGACCACCGAAGAACAGAAACAAGCGCATTCAAACGACACTTATACCAATCTCAGCACGGGCAAGAGCTGGAAATGGGTGAAGGACGGTGACACGTGGAAATGGAACACCATCACGGACACGGCCACGGAAAAGGCTTTGGCCGCAGCGGCCAAGGCGCAGGATACGGCTGACGGCAAACGCAGGGTATTCGTCAGCCAGCCCACCACGGGACAGGCTTACGACGTGGGAGACCTTTGGGTGAACGCGACTTACGGGGAGACGTACAAGAACGACCTGCTGCGTTGCAAAACCGCCAAGAAAGAGAATGAGGCTTTCTCCATCTCGCATTGGGAACTTGCCTCACGCTATACGGACGACACGAAGGCCAACGAGGCGGCAGAGGCCGCACGGGAGGCTGCGGAGGCCGCGAATGCGGCACAGGAAGCCGCCGACGAAGCCGCCGCCACGGCAGGGGAAGCCAAGACGGAAGCACAAGCCGCCAACACGGAACTGGACAACCTGAAATCCGACGGCACGATAAGCCCGGTGGAGAAAACCGCGCTGAAGCAACAGCATGCCGACATAAAGGCGGAACACGGGCAGATAACGACGGAGGCCGGAAAGTATTCCATAAGCGTGACGGACTATGAGGCCGCGTACAAGAAGGCCGATGCCGCGCTTACCAAATACACTGCCTCCACTCCCGAATACATCACCGTGGAATCCGACTATTCGGACATCTCCGCCTATTATTCCAAACGGCAGACGATATTGGATACCATCGCCGCAAAGGCCAAGGAAGCGTCTGACGCGGCGAAAAAGGCAGCAGACGACGCGGCCGCGAAGGCAGAGGAAGCGGCAGAATCGGCGAGCGAGGCGGCACAAAAGGCCATAGAGGCCAAGACAGCCGCGGACAATGCGGCCACGGCAGCGAAAAACGCCCAGGACGATGCCGACGAGGCGAACTCCATGCTTTCGGACATCGCTAACGACAACAAGCTCACGGCGCAGGAAAAACAGCAGACCAAAAAGGAATGGGACGTGATAGTGTCCGAGAAGCCTAAAAACGACGCTTCGGCGGACAAGTTCGGCGTGTCCAAAACGGCCTACGGCTCCGCTTACACGGCATTAAGCACGTATATAACGCCCCTATTGTCAGATTTAAGTTCTACAAGCAACATCACGGGCACGGAGTTCAGGGCGAAGTTCAAGGCTTACTATGACGCGCGCACGGACTTGCTGAATGCCATATCGGCCAAGGCCAAGGAGCTGGCCGACAACGCGCAAGAGGCGGCTGACGCGGCAGCGGAGAGCGCCTCGCAGGCCATAGAGGACGCGGCGGCGGCGAAGAATGCCGCCGACAAGGCGCAGGCGGACGTGGACGCCGAGAAGGAGCGCATGGACGAATGGGCGGCCGACGGCAAGTTTTCCCCTTCTGAAAAGAAACAGTTGAAGGAGGAGCTTGCCCGCATCGACGGGGACAAGACGCAGGTCACGGACGGTTACACGAAGTACGGCCTCGGTACTCCCACAGCTTATAACACGGCTTACACGAACTACCGGACGGCTATCAACGGCGTGGTGTCTTCCTCTTCGGAGACCGTGGCCATCCCTTCGGACTTCGCCACGAAGCGCACGGCGTACTATACGCAGAAGAGTGCCGCCCTGACGGCCATCTCGGACGCGGCGAAGGCGTACGCGGACAAGGTGGTGGCGGGAATTAAAATGGGAGGGCGTAACTATGCGTGGGGAACTACCAATGAGAAGAAGGTGACTTCGGTGGCTTATAAAGAAAATCACACCGACACTCTCGGATACACGACGATTGGATTAAAGAAAGGTGACAAGGTTGTGGTATCATTCGACTATGAGGCGAAAGACATTGTTTTTGAGAGCAACTCAAAAATATCTGCACAGTTTAACGAATATTACGCCTACAGTGGATTTGGGCTTGTTCTAAGAGGCAATGGGAAAGGGCACCACACGTCTTCCATCATCACGCTTAACACCCATTACAATTCATCCGACCCCGTTGTCGAGACAGACAATGGAAGTCCTTTTATCCGTTTTGACTATATCAAGATAAACCCCGGCGGTTACTTCCGCGTGTGGAACTTCATGGTCAACAAGGGGACGGTGGAAGCGGACTGGACACCCGCCATCGAGGACGTGAACGGGATGATAGAGGATGCCCAAAAGGCGGCAGATGACGCAGCGGAAGCGGCCAAGAACGCTCAGGCTGATGCCACGAATGCCAACAAGGAACTGGCGAACATCAAGAGCGACAACCTCATATCCCCTATCGAAAAGACAGCCCTGAAACAGCAGCAGGCGGACATCCGTTCGGAATACGGGGAGATTACCGCCAACGCCGCACGCTATGCCGTGTCCACCACGGCTTACAAGTCGGCTTATGACCTTGCCAACGCTGCCCTGACGAAATATACGGCTTCGTCACCGGAATATATCACGGTGGGAAGTGACTACGCGAACATATCGGCCTACTACGATGCGCGGAAGACCATCCTCGACGCGATTGCCGCTGGGGCCAAGAAAGCTGCGGACGACGCGACGAACAAGGCGAATCAGGCTGTGGAGGATGCCGCGCGTGCGGGGCATTACTATCTGGACTTGGACAACGACGGCGGCCCGGTGTCGTGTGACGCTTCGGGGAACGTGACCGGCGGATTCCCGAGCAGCAAGGCCACGGTATATTATGGCACGGAACCTGATACGGGTTGGGCGTTTACGGGTGCATTCTCCGGATGTTCCGGAAGCGTGAACTCATCGACGGGACAAATCACGGTCACGGGGGTAAGCGCGGATACTGGCACGGTGACAGTCACGGCCAAGAAGAGCGGAAAGACAGACCTATCTGCGGTATTCTCTGTATATAAAGTAAAGGCGGGAGCGGACGGAGCGGACGGCACAAACGGAGTGGGCATCAAGTCCATAACCAACAAGTATGCCGTATCCGCATCGAACACCACCGCGCCGACATCATGGAGCGACACGGTACCTACAATGACCACCACGAACCGTTATCTGTGGAATTATGAAATTGTCACCTATACCAACAGCACGACAAGCGAGACCAAAAAGAGGGTCATAGGTGCATACGGAAATACAGGCAACACGGGCGCCACCGGGGCGACGGGTGTGGGTATAAAGTCCATTACGGAATATTATTTGGCCTCTTCGGCATCGAGTGGAGTGACAACTTCAACGTCAGGATGGACGACTTCGGTGCAGTCCACTTCATCTTCCAAGAAGTACCTTTGGAACTATGAGGTGGTGACTTACACCAATGATACGAAATATACGAGCAGTCCGGTGATTATCGGTACTTATGGGGATAAGGGTGATACTGGTCCACAGGGAGTACAGGGTCCAAAGGGTGCTGACGGGACACCCCGCTATACTTGGATACGCTATGCTGACAACGCATCGGGTTCGGGCATCAGCAACTCGCCCACGGGAAAAACTTATATCGGGTTTGCTTATAACAAGACCACCGCCACGGAAAGCAACACCCCTTCGGATTATACATGGTCACTTATCAAAGGCGAAAAGGGCGACCAAGGCGTGCCGGGGGCAAAAGGGGCTGACGGGAAAACCACTTACACATGGATAAAGTATTCCGATAACTCGACGGGCAGCGGGATGTATGACACTCCCAAATCCACGACACAGTACATCGGCATAGCAGTAAACAAGACAACGGCCACAGAGAGCAATACTCCATCGGATTACACGTGGTCTAAGTTCAAAGGTGACGACGGTGCGGATGGGAAAGGCATCAAAAGTACCGCCGTGACTTATCAGGTAAGCACATCGGGCACCACGCCGCCCACAGGAACGTGGAACAGTTCTATCCCTTCCGTGGCAGCCAACCAGTACCTTTGGACGCGCACGGTTATAACCTACACGGACAATACCACATCTACGTCGTACAGCGTGGGTAAGATGGGAGCTAACGGAGCCAAAGGTGACAAGGGCGATACGGGACCCGCAGGAGCTGACGGTGACGGCATCGTGTCGGTATCGAATACTTACCAGATAGGAAGTTCGGGTACGACGGCACCGACAGGAAGCTGGAGCGCAACCGTACCTTCGCCACAGAAAGGTAAATACCTTTGGACGAAAACGGTGACGACTTACAAGAAGAGTGACCCGACAACGGTGTATTCCGTGAGTTATTACGGTACGGATGGTACGGCGGCCAAGTATGTGAGGGTGGCGGGCGACCAGGTGTTTATATACACCAACAATTTTTCTGGGAATCCCACACCTACCTCCATTACGCTGACGGCCACCCTCACGGGGACATCCGGATACCAGTGGAGCTATAAACAGGTGGGACAGACTTCTTTCACGAACATATCGGGAGCCACTTCGCAGACTTATGCCTTGGCACATAACAATTCGACGGTTTGGGGCAGCGCGAAGTCTGTGACCATACGTTGCACCTCGGGCGGTGTATATGACGAGATGACGATAGCCAAGGTTTCTTCGGGTACCAACGGGACGAATGGTAAGGATGGCACAAATGGCACGAATGGCAAGGACGGTGCCGCCGGTAAGAACGGCGCGGATGCCTACACCATAATTCTGGGCAACGAATCGCATGCCTTCCAAGGAACGACGAGTGCGGCCATCGCTGCATCCACGAAATGCGAGGTTATCGCATACAAGGGTGCCACAAGGGTGGCGGCAACGATTGGTACTATAACCGGAGCACCGTCGGGAATGTCCACGAGCATTTCAAGCAACGGAACCACATCGGCCTCGTTCACGGTGTCCGTCACTTCTTCGTTGACTACCGGACAGGGCGTGCTTACTGTGCCTATCACCGTGGACGGGAAGTCCTTCACGAAGAATTTCTCATTTTCCGTGGCTTTCAAGGGCAACACGGGCGCCACCGGGGCGACGGGTCCCAAGGGGGATGCGGCTGTATTCTACACCATAGAGCCTTCGGCAAACGTGGTGAAGAAGTCTTGGGATAACAAGCTGACCCCAACGTCCGTGACTTGTACGAAATACAAACAGACGGGAAGCAATGCAAGGGCAACAACTACGGAAAAGACATTGAAATACCAACGTGTAGGCACGGACAGCAGCGTACAGACCGCCGCAAGCGGAAGTTCGGTAACGGTATCCCCTACTTCTACGACGACCTCCATAAAGTTCTGGCTTTATGACGGGAGCAATATCATAATGATGCAGGAAGTCCCTGTTGTGGGTGACGCTGTGGATGTTTATACCAAGGTGCATGCAGAAATAACTGCAGCGGAAGGTGAAATCGGTTTATTGTCTACCAAGGTCACTACCGTGACGGATTCCGTGACGGGGCTTGAGAAAGAAGTGGAGACCAATACCGCCGAAATAAAATCCGCCAAGGGACAGATTTCGAGCACGGCATCGCAAGTGAGTTCCTTGGGCACGAGGGTAAGTACCGTGGAGCAGACGGCAAGCAGTCTGAAAACTACGGTACAAGGCATACAAGGGGATGTGAGCACTTTGGAGCAGACGACGAGCAAGATTTCTTTAAAGGTGGATAGTATTTGGCCGGACAATATTTTCCCGGATGGAAGTTTTGAAAACGGCGGATTGGCGAACCGAAACCTGTCAAATTGTACGGTTTCGATTGACACGTCCTCACATATACATGGTAGCAAAAGTTTGAAAATACAGTGTGTAACAGGGAATTCATGGGTATATGTAGGGCGTGCGCAAATTCCAGTTGTTTCCGGAAAAGTATATACCATAGTCATGTGGATACGGGCGACATCCACTTTCACAGAAAGCGGCGGTGCGACAGGGGCTTACTTTTCAAAAAACGACCAGCTTGAACTGGCTGGATTCACAGCTTTCCAACCTCAATTTACATCGTCATGGACAAGGAAAGCATATAAGGTTACCGCTCCGAGTGGAAGCAATTATCTTGTATTACGCCTTGGAACGGCGGGACAAACAACAAGCCGTACGTTGTATTTTGACAGCATCATGGTGTTTGAAGGGGACTTGACAGGAAGTCTGCCTTCAGGATTCGTGGAGGGAAAACATGACGGGGAACTTGCCACGGGAATAGACGTGATAAACAAAAAAATCACCGTGACGAGCGACCAGTTTGTCATACAGAACAATGACGGAGAAGTGACGGCTAGCGTGGACGCAGACGGGGTTCTGAAAATAGGAAGTGGGGAATTTTCGGGTTACATGAAGACCGTACCACAGGTGGACCCCAACAATAACAGCGTCACGGTGACGAGGGACGTATTGAAGAAAGGGGGATTCTTCTGTTTTCCCACAAGGGACGGAAGTTCGCGCGGCACTGTGACACTGCCCACATCCGGGGACTACTTGGGGACGCACCTCTACATATACAGCGGTAGCAGCGTGCAAACGTCGGGGGCGAAGATATCCTACAACGGGGTGGAGACCTACACGCGGCTCGTGGTATCGACCTCTTGCACGTACGTGGAACTCGTGGCCGTGCCGAACTCTGCGGACGCGGCAAAATGGCACTCCTACCAGACGGGGGAAAGCAGCACCGTGCCTGACATCGTGTGGCTCTTGCTCGTGCCGGGAGGCGCGACGTACACCGCGTCGGGCACGGTGTTGACCATAAGCAGGGCGTGATTGGAGGCATCCGGTGGAAAAAACATGTGAAATTCAAATAACATTATTCATTAATTAAAAAACAAAAGATTATGGAGATTAAGACAAACAGTACGAGGGTGATTTACAACGGAGAGACCACAACGGCAAATGCCAAGTACTACATCGAGTATGAGACGGACGGAAAGGAACTGAAACGCGTGAACGCCTCGGTGAACAAGGTGGAGGAAGTGGAGTTTCCTATGGAGGAAGGCATGCAGAAGGGCGTGCAGGAAACCCCGTTGGGCAGCATCTATTATGAGAACGGTTATTACACGATGTCGAACTTCCCGGAGAGTGAGGAACTGCCGAAGTACATATCGGATGCCATCCAGATAGTGAAGCAGATAAAAGAAGACGCTTCTGCCTGACTATTGAAATAACGGGTATAAGGCGGCGGTGCCTGCCTACCCGTTTGCCGGGGTCTTGTCTTGTGGACCGGGGGGCTTTGGCATTAATTAGAAAAATGTATTGTAATGGAGAAAGCTATTATTGATTTTATTGAAAACCACATGATGAACCACATCATACTCATAGCGTTATGCGTGGCGGCCACGATAGGTGCAATGGCCGTGGATTTGGTCTCGGGGGTACAAAAGGCCAAACAACGCGGTGAGGCACGGACTTCTACGGGATATAAGAAGACGGCCACGAAGGCAAAGAAGTATTTCACGCCTTTCCTTACGTTGTGTTTTATCGACATCCTTTGTTGCGTGGTGATTCCCATTCCGGTGTTCTCGATGTTGTGGACGGCTTACTGCATTTTCTGTGAGTTTGTGTCCGTAAGGGAGAAATCATGGCAGAAGGAGGAGCTTCGGAAGGCGGAGAAGACGATGAGAGTCATTATTGACAACAAGGATGAGATAGCCAAGATGGCGGCAGAGCTTCTGTTTCAAAGGGAGAATGAGAATAATACAGTAAAGAAGGAGGAAAAATAAGATGGCACTTAGGAATTTGAATTTCACCCTTCAGGGTGACAGGTATGTGGCGGAAGAGACGGTGAACGCGGACTATGCGCTTCATCTGGAAAGGAAGGCGGGCGGCGGGTTTTATATTTTGCAGCGCAGTTCGGACGATGGCATGTTCGTATCGTGCCCGCTCCCGGCGGGCTTGTACAATCCCGGCCAGTTCATAGACTGGTGTTTCGGCCATGGCGTTTATCCGATGCACATCAGGATTGAGAGCATGACGGAGGTGACGAAGGGCACTATCAGGGAGGCGGAATGATGGAGAGGATGAACTTTTCACGGTTGAATATGACGGGGCTGGGGACAGCCCGCGTCAATTCTTCCGGTATCACGGAGTGCGGGGATTCGTATGAGCTTATTGACAATGCCTTGCTCTTGGAGAAAGGGAAGGCTTGGCTTTGGGCTGACGGAAGTCCCGTGATGATGGCAGAGGTGACGAGAAGGACAGTTAAGAAACAATTAAAACATAAGTAGTTATGGCAGTAGAAGGAAAAACGATATTACAGACTACGGAACGCACGGAGCTGACGGGGAAAGAGGGTATCCCGTTTCAGGAGGGGACGCAGAACGGGCACGTGCTCGTGGAAAGGTTGAAAGAGTATGTGGGCGAGGGCTTGGTAAAAGAGGACGGCTTGAAGACCATCAACGGGGAAAAGTTGACCGGAATTGGAGATATCACCTTTGAAAGCGATGCCGGCAAGCCGGTCATATTGAGGTATCCCAAATATAATGAAACCTCGGACGATTCCACGATACTGGAGAAGGCCAACAGTGGCGAATGGTTCTGCACCCTACCCCAGATGTTGGAGAACTATAACGGCGGTAACCTGAAAGCACCTTTCATCGGGGTTCAGGACGACACGAATGAGAATTTCAGCCCCGTGACATGTTACCGTATATATTCGGCAAGCAATTACTATTTTATGCTGTATTTCCTGGAGTCTAATAACAATATGGAAATACAGTTCAGAGGGTTCCGCATGAAGTATGACCCACAAGATCTGACGAAGTGGACGGGCGTATTTGATAACGGCACAGTCCGACTTTCTTTGGCATCTGCCAGCAATGACGGGCTGATGAGTAAGGAGGACAAGGCCAAGGTTGACGGAATCCGGTTCAGCGAAGATGAGAACAGTGTGCTGTTCAACGGGAAGAAGTACGGGGTACATGTATTTAAGAACCTACAAAGATTAAGCACGTCATCTTCTTCGGATGATGTTAAGAAAGCATTAAACATAGACAGTCCACAAGACCTTGAATCTTTAATATCTAAAGGATTAAATTTTGTTAGTGTTGATACAGAGTCCACGGATAAAAATTTATGTCCGTGTTCAGTCCGGTATGCTGCCCCCAATATTATATCAATCACTTATTGTTCTGCATATAGCAGTAACATTTTAACTGTACATATTAGTGTGCTTTCTGGGAGCAGTTCCAGTTTCAGGGTTGATGGCATAGAAGACCCTATAAATTCCATCCCATCAGTAAACAATACCCTGACATCTACATCAGCATCTGAGGCATTATCGGCATCCATGGGTAAGAAATTGCAGGATGAGAAGTTGGCGAAGGAGGATGTGGTGGACAACCTAACTACGGATGAAGCTTCAAAAGCCTTGTCGGCTGCTCAGGGGAAGGCGTTGAACGACAAGATTGCGGAAATCTCAAATCCTGCCTCTGCGGAAAAGGATGGATTAATGTCGAAGGAGGACAAGGAAACCTTTGACAACATGAAAGATGGTGGTGCCATCGAGTACAAGGAAATTTCCGGGCAGACGGTGGATGCCGATGACCTTATCGTGCCGAAACTCACTGTAAGATACCTGAACAAGAACGCCTCCACAGCGGAAAACATATCGAATATACCGGCAAAAGGAGGCTTCGTTTTGGAATCCATGTGCGTGAGGTATGTGGATGAGGATAATTGCGGGTATATACAGACGTATTACTCCCAGAATTCGGATTCGAGGATACTCCCCTTTTCTCTCACAAGACAATATACAAACGGGAAGTGGACTGAGTGGCGGAGTACCGTGGGAAGATACCTGTGCGTCAATGAAGCCTACGAAAAAGTGGGAACTACTTTTTTAGGCACCGGGTTCCAGGTGGGGAACATATTCGACCGCTCCATAGTGAAAGACGGGGCTTTGGCCATTTCAACTCAAGACGTTGCCCTTCACCTGACAGGAGTTAAAAACAGTACCACTTATAAGGTTGTGTCGAATGCTTCAGTGGGATACTGGATGATGAAGAACTGCCCGGAACAATTTTTCCATTCCGGAAAGGTCGCAGTAAGTGAAGACAAGACAAGCGAATCGGATGAGAAGAAAAAAGAATACGTGGCCGAAGTGGTGTCCGTGGATGCGGAAGGGGGGACCGTGACGTTCTCGGAGAGCTTGAACCCATACACGGATTTCAATGATTATTCCGCCTCGTTCAAAGCCTATGCGGAAAACGGTTCGTTGTGCCTTTCGGCAGGCACTTCCACATTTCTCGGCATCGCCGGGGAAGAGTGCGTGGCGGGCGCGGAAAGTGCTGACGGGTGCGTTGCCCTTGGCGACCGTTGCGTGTCCACGGGTGGTTGTTCCGTGGCATTGTGTTGGCAAACGGTGGCGCGGAACTTCGCCGAGACGGCGTTGGGGATGTCCAACAAATCGCACAAAGGGGATTCTGCGGACAAGCAGACGTTGTTTTCCATCGGCAACGGGACTCAGTGGTTCAATGACTGGGGAACGGCGAAACAGAAGAACGCCATGGAGGTGATGAAGAACGGTGACGTGTACATCGAAGGTGTCGGTGGATATGACGGCATCAACGATGGTTTCACAGCCCAATCCGTGCAGGACGTAATCTCCGGTTTGCTGTCGGAGGTTTCGGCATTAAAGGAGGAAATAGAAGCACTAAAGGGAAGTGGGGCATGAAAAAAGGGAGGCACGCCGCCTCCCCCTTATTAACTTTAAATACAAATACCATGAAAAACAATCAGTTTTTCGGGCGTCCCTCGCGGGAGACGGAAGCAAAGTTAAACAAAAAAGTGGAAATATGAAAGCAAGTAATTCATTGATTGAGGCGATAAAGAGGTTCGAGGGATTCCGGAGCACGGCTTACCGTTGCCCGGCGGGCGTGTGGACGGTGGGCTACGGGCATACGGCGGGCGTAAAGCGTGGCGACAAGATGACGGAGGGCGAGGCGGAACGGCAGCTCAGGCGTGACTTGGCGGAATATGAGGCATTCGTGGACAAACTGGGCGTGACGGAGAGGCAGAACAAGTTTGACGCGTTGGTGGATTTCGCGTATAACCTTGGGTGCGATGCGTTGGAGGGTTCCACACTTTTGAAGAAAATACGGGCTTGCGCGCCTGATGCGGAGGTGCGTGCGGAGTTCATGAAGTGGGTGTATGCGACGGTGGCCGGGAAGAAGCGGAAGCTGGAGGGGCTGGTGAAGCGTAGGAAATGGGAGGCTGACAGGTTCTTTAATATCGCATAGCAATGGGAACGAGTGATGAATACTGGCCGATGCTTGACGACGGCGGGGGAGACGACGGGAAGGGTTTGCCGCCTTGGTTGGTTTTCCTCGTGTTGGCCGTGGGGGTCTGGATGCTGGCGCGGGCATTGGCGATGTGAAATGAATGATTATTAACCCGGTGACGGGGAAGCGGTCTTTGACTTGGTGGGATTGCAGTTTTTTGCAAATTAACAATTAATTGCATTGCAAATGCGTAGTAGTTTTGTATCTTTGCAAGATGTTGTAATACAATATAATAAAATAATAATATTGCAAATGTTATAATGATAATGTGCAAATGATGGAACAAAAGATAATTATGCCTGAGATAGGATTTGATATGCCTATAACAGATTTGGTTCTTGAATTGGAAAAATTAAGATACAAAGTTCTTGAAGGTACCACACATCCTTTGGTTTTTATGCAAATCAAAAACGTTTTCCATATGCTTGAAAGTATTGGTTCTTCTCGTATAGAAGGAAACAATACAACCATCATGGATTATGTGGAGAGTACAAAAATTAATGACGAAAATAGGAATAGGTCAAATGAACAGATTTTAGAAATATTAAATATTGAAAAAGCAACTTCTTTTATTGAAAGTGTTATTGATGACACTCCAATTACATTGTATTTTATAAGAGAACTTCATTCTTTGGTTGTCGATTCCCTTAGTGAAAGCAAGGAAGGTTGTTGTACAAAAGGTGAATTTAGGAAATGCAATGTCCGGATAAGTGGGTCTCTCCATACACCTCCTGACTTTTTGCAGGTACTACCTCTGATGCAAGAACTTGTTGATTTTATCAATGAGACAACCAAACCTAAATTTGACTTAATAAAAATATGTATAGCACATCATCGTTTTGTGTGGATACATCCATTTGAAAATGGAAATGGCCGTGTCGTACGATTGTTTACTTATGCACTATTGTTGAAGAATGTCTTTAAGAGTAAGCAACGAATTATAAATCCGACTGCTGTATTTTGTTCTGATAGAAGCAAATACTATAATTATTTATCTTTGGCTGATAAATATACTAACGAGGGTCTGATTGCTTGGAGTGAATATGTCTTGAATGGGCTTAAGGTTGAAATTGAGAAAATAGACCATATTGTGGATTATTCTTATCTGCGGGATAAGATACTTATTCCATCTTTATCGGATGCATTATCGAATAAATATATCACAGATGTGGAACATTCCATTTTGAAATTAACTGTGTCTAAAAAGACACAAGAAATACAAGCATCAGATATAAAAGAGCTTTATATCACGAAGACTTCATCAGAAATATCCAGGATCATACGTTCGCTTATTGATAAAAGAATGTTAATTCCCATTTCGGAACGAGCAAGAAAATATGTTATCTCTTTTGGTAGTAATTATTTGCTTAGGTCTGTTCTTAAGTCTCTTGATAATAATGGTTTTCTACCTTTGAATAATTAATTGTATAATTGGTAATAAAGCGGCAATCCCACATAAACAAGTCGGGGTTGCCGCTTTTTCGTTGCCACAAAAAGAAGTAGGAATGAATAGATTTTTTAAAGTGTTCTGGCCTTGGCTGATGGTGCCGGTGTTCTGGCTCGTGGTCGGCCTGTTATTGTTTGCCATGTGTGGATGTGCACGGGTACAATATATTCCGGTGGAAACGGTCAGGGTGGACAGCGTGTATGGTGTACGTTGGTTTTCGGATAGTACTTTCCTCAAAGATTCTATTTACATAGAGTTGAGGGCGGAGAGGGACACAGTGTATAGGACAGAATATAGGTATCGGACACATTGGAGGGACCGCGTGGTGCATGACACATTGGAGACGGTCAGGGTGGACAGTGTATCAGTACCGGTTCCGGTGGAACGTAAGCTTTCGCGGTGGGAGGAAACCAAGCTGCATTACGGAGGATTTGCGCTTCTGGCTGTGGTTGTTTGTATCCTTATCGGATTCGGAAGGTTGGTGTACAGGCTGAAAAAGTAACGTTTACTCCTTCGGGGACGGGAGTATAAAAAAAGCCCCCAACGTTCCTTGCATTACCACATGACAAGACGCGAAAATAGCTCGCGCGTTGAGGGCTTTATGTCTTCATCGCGAGCTATTGTTGTATATAAACGCCTTGTCATGTGGTTTGACAAAGGTATGAATAAAAATTGAATATTGTATGTGTAAGGCAGATATTTTTAATGAGATTATTCAGATTGTCAGCAGGGAAACGGAGATTGCACCCAAAGTCATATTGTCGGGAAGCAAGGAAGCGGAGGTCGTCGATGCGCGTTACTTGCTTGTGTATTTCCTTTTTAAGGAGGGCTTCTACCCTTCCCAGATTGCATCATTGGTCGGCAAGACGAAACGGGCGGTAAACTATATGCTGTCTAATTTTTCTTCGCGTGTGAGGTGTGGGAAAATGATGGGAATATATCGGGAAAGAATCGGGAATGAGTTGGGAAAAAACTGATTTTGAGTGACATAATGTATTTGTAGTTTTGCAGGGTCAGGATATGCCTGACCTTGTAACTATTAATTAAAAATACATTATGGAGAGAACTTATGTTTTTAATCAGGAGCCTTCGAGTGGCGGGGGCAACAAATTTGACATCATGGCCATGCTTCCTAACCTGATGGGCGGCAAGGGAGTGGATCCTAACCTGATGGCGCTCCTTTCTCAGGGACGCAACAACCAGGACCAATGGGGAGGCTCATGGTGGTTTATCTGGATTATCCTGCTTTGGTTCTGCTGGGGCGGTAACGGATTCGGTTTCGGAGGACGTAACGGAGGAGGATTACCGGCTGAATTGAATGGTGATGTGGGTCGTGAATACCTGATGAGCGCCATTCAAGGTAACGGCAATGCCATTAACCAGCTCGCTTCTTCTTTGAACTGTTCTACACAACAGTTGCAGACGGCGGGTTTCAACATCAAAGGCTTAATTCAGGGCGT